GACCGCTTAAGGTCGTTTAATAGCTCAATCTTAAAGTTCTGCTGATTTTCCTTAGCCCAATCAATAGCCTCATCTATTGCCACATCTCGTCTTTCGAACGGATAATTGGCAGATACTATTTTTCGCATCTCTTTTTCTATCTTTGGCAGACTATCTTCAGAAATTGTCGCACCATCAAGATATATATCATAATAGAAACCATTATCAATAGCTGGGCCTACACCAAATTTTGCCTGAGGCCATAAACGCTGAACAGCCTGAGCCATAATATGCGCCAAACTGTGTCTCATAGATTTTAATTCATCTTCACTCATATCAATATTATAGCACGCTCCTTGCGAACAGATATCTGTTGTGATAGTATTATTACATCTGGGCGATTAGCTCATTTGGCTAGAGCGCTTCATTGACGTTGAAGAGGTGAGAGGTTCGAATCCTCTATTGCCCACCAGATACGACGATTGTATAACTCTTTATCAGTTACTGATGAAGAGTTTTTTAATGTCGTAAAGGAGTATAGAAAATGACAGCCACAAACTCAGATAACATCGTATCTCACGTTTCTCGTGCATATGTAGAGGAACGTATTTCAAAAAAAGAAAATAAGCCATATAGCGTATTGACTATTGAATGGATTATGCCTAACGAGAAGATTTATAAACAATCGGTATTTCTCTCTTCTGAGCAATTATCTCTTATAGAGTCTTCAGTCGCGAAAGAAGCTCTACTTTAGCTGTAGGGCTTTGTATTTTTGGTGCTTACGCTTAAAAGTAAGTCAAATGTCAAGATAGAAGCAGCCAGAGTTGCCATTGTAGCGGGCTGGTGACTCATTGTTATATTGAACAATTAAAAGCTACAAGAAAGGATTAAAGCAAGTTATGAAGCTTATTGAAGCAGCTGACGCTACTAGCATCATTACGACAGTTATTGGGTACTTTACTCAAAACTGGCCTGCTCTTGCGATTCTGATTGGCTTCGGCGTTGGTCTGAAGTTATTCCGCAGCTTTGGCAATCGTGGCCTAAAGGGGCGTTTCTAGTAGTTGGTGAGATGTACGACCTCCACCACGCGTACATCTCACACCTTGCTTAAAATGAATTATGAAGACTATCGAGATTGTACAGTTGATCACTCAGACTCTATCTGTTAACTTTCCTTCCCTTTTGGCCATTATTGCTGTTGGTGCTGGTGTAAAGATAGTCTTAGATGTCGTTTTTAAGTCGCTTTATTCAGTTACTAATTCTAGATAGGGGTAATTATGTCGTCTACAGAGTTGCAGTTAATTTTAGACAATTTCCTTGTAAAATTTTTTGTTATTCTGTTTTCTGCCGCTATCTGTTGGTATTTTATTAGTCGTATTAGTTACTCTGGAGGTAGTAAAAAATGAGTCCTAAAGAGATGACAGATTTGTTTCATAATTTGTTGACTTTAGTAGGTTTGTGCTTTCTTTTGTCTTTTCTTTACGTTGATTTGATTAGGAGACACAAAAAATGATGGTATTATTTTCTCTCTTTTTTCTTTTTTTGCTTATGTTGGTAGTCTTTTCTATTGATGAGGAACTTGAATATCAAAAAATGCTTAGAAGTGACAAGGATTCTACAAAATGAAAAAACGTCTTTATTGGCTTTCTGGCGCGTTATTGATTCTGTCTTTTTCGCTTTTGTCTCCTTTTGGTTTAGTTTTAGCCCAGAGTCCTTCTGGCCCTCTACCTGAGTTTCGTACTACTAAGACTCTTTCTCTCCGTAGTGGTCAGCATTCTGCTGATGTTACTACTCTCTATTATTCATATCTTTTTAAGAGAGAGGATGTTGAATGGACTTATTCTTGCAGTCGTTTTATCAGTCGTTCTGACGCTGAAAATTCGTATAAAAAAGCGATTCAAGGTGATGGTGACTGGGTGATTACAAATACTACTTATAAAGATAGTGGTGTTGATAAACATACTGTGGAGCTTTATTGGTCTGAGTCTAAAGCTCCTAAACAGACTCTTTTTTATGATTATGCTTACGGATATCATTTTTCTTCGAAAGGTTTTAATAAGCTAAGGTTGATCATGCCGTCACATGATAATTTTCGTGTTGTTTGTGAAAGCTCTCTTGCGCCTGGCAATGTCCCCATGACTATTTCTCTTCTTAAAAATGATTCTTCTGTTTCTACTTTCTTATCTACTCCTGATTATGAATTAAGTTCTGCATTAAAAGATACTAAGATTGTTATTCCTAAGTCTCTTCAAGATGAGATTTTACCTGATTTTGAGTATGATGTTGTTGATAAGCGGATCTCAATAAAACATTTAAAAGATCGTGATCGAATAACTCTTGACGCTTTTTCTTATTATACTAAGGATGGTTGGCGTTTGGTGGATAATACTTATCGAGTAATGTTTACTGTTCAGAACCGTCGTGGTGGTGATGTTGTTGATCATCGAGTTATTAATGCTGGTGATTCTTTTTCTGTTGATGTTCCTAATTATGGTGAATATTCTGTTCGTGCTAACTATTCTGCTAGGGCTTGTTATTCTTATGGTGAAGGTTCTGCAACCCCTGACTATTGTATAGACGCTTTACCTGATGATACTGAATATATAAATTATAAAGAGCGTTTTATGTATATTACAGTTGACGGTAAGAGACATTCTGGCTCTACTGTCGATTCTGTTTGTCTCGAGGGTTTTTGTGAAGAGAATAAAGAAAAGCCTAAATATGAGGATTGTTCTCAGTATGATTTTGACTTTAATGGACTTAAAATTCCTTCTCCTGGCTCTATCGCTTGTGCTGTACGTAATTCTTTTATTTGGTTTTTTACAGATTTTCTCTTTGGTCTAATTTTTCCTAAAGTTGAAGATATAAAGGTATTGTTTGACGACTTGTTGAACACTATTATAGACAGATTAGGCTTTTTGGCGTTGCCATTTACATTCATTAAAGGTGTTTTTACTACAGTACAGGCTATGACTGCTACTAATAACACATGTGCATTGAGTCTTACTGTTTTTGGCTCTACTGCTAGTGTTGAATTGTGCAAATGGCGTTATCAGTTACCTCAGATGTGGTCTTTAATGCAAACTATCCTACAGGGTGGTATCGCTATAGGTTTCTTGTGGACTTGTTATAGGTTGGCCAATAGGTTCTTCGGTATTTATATTGAAGATTACGATGAAGAGTATGTTGAATCTAGCACACGTTCTGTACGTTGGCTTGATGAGCGTACAGGTGAGGTTGGTGATTGGGAAGAAAGGATCAAAGAGGATTAGTTATGATAGTAATGTTTATTCTGCATTTTATAGTCGCTATAATTAAGTTTATTCTATCTCTTATACTAATACCTGCGGCCCCTTTAGTTTTTCTTAATGCTATTAATAATGTTGTGCCATTTTTCGCTTTTCCTATAGTTGTTTTACGTAATTATATAGGTGATACATTCTTTAGTGCTATGCTTGTGATGATTGTCGTAAGTATTACTGTGTTTATAGCAATACGTCCTGCTATTTGGTTCTATAACAAAGTGAGGGGTCATTAATGCCTAATATTCTACCATTCGTTTCTAAGTCCTTTAATTTCGATAAAGAAGCTATTAGAGAAAATAGACGTAATCGTAAGGATCTGGATTATTTTCAGCCTTCAGGTATTCAGACGTTTTTCGGTGAGCAAGGTGACGGTAAGACTATAACTCTAATTCATTTTTATAAGAAGATTGCTAAAAGGTATCCAAAGGCTATTGTGGTTTCTAATATTATATTAAAAGATCGTACCGCTCTTAAATTTGATGGTTCTTTAGATAAATTAAAGGTTATTCTTTCTAATGAGATCGATACTGTCTCTAGCTATATATATTATTCTTCTTTAGAGGAATATGCTCTTGTTAATCAATGCGTCCGCAACGGTAAATATGGTGTAATAATTATTACTGATGAATATCAAAATTATTTCTCTAATCAGGACTCTCGTAATGTTCCACCCTGGGTCATTCATCAGGCCGCTCAGAATCGTAAACAGAAACGGATTCATCTCGTCACCTCTCAAGATTACGATCAATTGGTAAAGGCTGTGCGTCGTCGTTCTGATATTGCTTTTAAATGCAAGTCTTTCGCTCTTCCGTTCGGTCTCTCTGCTGGCCCTATTTTTACGATTTATTGGGCGTTTATCGCTAAGAAGCTGGAGTTTGATAATAATGGCAGGCGTGTTGACGGGTCACGCCCTCTCAAGATGGGATTCTTCTTTCAGTCACAGGCGTTGCGCGATTCATATGATACCAATCAGGTAGTGTTTACTGGCTCTCAGGCTGACGGCGTTTATCTTGCTTCACAACCTACTGTCACGATAAAGAAACTTGCCGTTCCCCTTAGAAGGCGAAAGGGGGTGTTCTCCAGGTAGAAGCGACTTTTCTGATCGGCGCGAAAAGTTGTGCTTTTCGCGTCCGGGCGGTGTCTATAGGCTCGCCCGTAGGGCTACTTGATAACCCAACACTTAACAAGCGTTTACAGAGGTAAACAACACATAAAAAATAACATATTGGGGGTATGTTTAATGAATCAATCTTTAACTGTAATTGAACACATTACGAAAGAATACCCTAATAATATGTATAAAGTTACTATTTTTAATCATCCTATAATGCTTCCGCGTCCTAAATTAGGTCATAAGCCTAATAGGAATTCTGAACAACCATCAGATAAAGCTATTGAAGAGTCACTTCGTCGTACTCGTACTACTATTTTCGATTATGCTTTATCTAATAATTTTTCCTATTTTGTTACTTTTACTTTCAATCCTAAGAAGGTCGATAGGTATTCTATAGAATCTACATCGAATATTATGAAGTATTGGCTTAACCGACAGAAAAAGCATTCTCCTAATTTTGCTTATTTACTTGTCCCAGAGTTTCATAAAGATGGCGCGATTCATTTTCATGCTTTGATCCGTGACTATAATGCTGAATTAAAGTCTACTAATGTTTTTCAAAATGGTAAGCGTGTTTATAATCTTACTGGTTTTACTGCTGGTTTTACTAACGCTCAGAAGCTTGATGATGATCAAACTAAGGCCGCAGCGTATCTTACTAAGTATATTACTAAAGATATGATTACTCGTTTTAATAAACGCCGTTATTGGTCTTCTAAAAATTTATACAAGCCTGTGAAACGTTATGAGTCATTAGATGAATTAAGGCTAAGTCAGTATATTCATGATGATAATTTAGTATTCTCTTCTGATAAATATAATATGTCAATTTATCAATTTGAACGTAATCTAGATATTGATTCTATTTATGATTTATTAGTTGATAGAGATGTATGCTTAACTTCAGTTGTTTCTACTAATATTAAGTTTCATCAAGCGTCATTACCTACCGTTTTCAAGCAGACTCGCCCCCTTCCGCCTTAATTTTTTGTTTTCAGGTAGTCTTCTATAATTTTTTTTATTTCTGTGGTTTTGTTATAGATTCCTATTGTACAGAATGCTGCCATTACTATTATTACAACCACTAGAAATGCTATTAGCGCTATTATTATAATTATACTTTCTAGTTGATTTAGGTTTAATTCCATGTTTATTACCTTTTTTTGTTTTTTTAAGATTAATTTCTAATTGCATTATATAACATAAATTGGAGGGTAGAAAGTGATTCTTTATGAAAATATCTGAAGCCTTTAAGCTTTATATTTGCGATTATGTATTAAGGGCTGGTAAGTCTATTAATACTGAATCTAGCTATTTAAATATCAGCAAGTCCTTGATCTCATTTTTTGGAGATGTGGATATTGAAAGTTTGTCTTTTTCGGATTTTAGAGATTGGCATAACTTTGTTTCATCTCGATGGAGATCTAATACCGTTCGTAATGCTATCTCTTGCATTCGTATGGTTTTAAAGATGGCCGCAAGGAGAGGATTTAATGTTATGGATTATGAAGAGTTAGTTGTCCCTAAGCGCGAGAAATATGTTATTCAATACTTATTACCAGAGGAGATTGAAGATTTTATTTCCGTTGCCTCTCGCCAATGTAGAGGCTATGGATCTATGAATCGATTGCGCAACATTGCAATATTGCGTTTGTTGGCCGCATCGGGTATTCGTGTTTCTGAATTAGTGTCTTTGAATCGCAATAGTATTCGTCATCGTAAATTTACAGTTGTTGGTAAAAGTAAGAATCCTCGTGTTGTTTTTATTGATGAAGCCACTGAGGACGCTATAAATAATTATTTAGCTTGTCGCACTGATGACAACTCTGCCCTCTTTATTTCTCATCAAGGCGCTCGATCTCGTCTTACCACCGGTGGCGTTCGTCGTATATTTGAATTTGTATGTACTAATTCACATTTTACCGACGTAACGCCTCATACAATTCGCCATTCATTTGCTACTACACTTCTGGATAGAGGTGTTGAATTATGTTATATATCTGATTTATTAGGTCATCAGAGTTTGGATACAACGCGTATTTATACACATTATACTAATACAAAATTACAACATATTTATGACTCAGTTATGACTTAAGTGTGTTATTATATATGTAGTTAGTAACTTTTATAGAGTACTACATTGACGTTGAAGAGGTGAGAGGTTCGAATCCTCTATTGCCCACCAGATACGACAAAAACATACCCTTTATTAATAAAGGGTATTTTAATTTTATCGATGTAAGCATTGACATTATAGAGCAAATATGTTAATATCCATAGTATGAGTAAACATAGCTCACCGCAGTTAGATACAAAAATTAAACAATCATGCTCCTTGTTAAGTAAAGCGCAACTTCATTATGAATACAACAGGAAGATTAATGAGGAGAGATCTGCACTGTCTGCTGATCCGCGCAATCGTTAGACCTCTACTTAATACACAATAGCGCTGAAAGCCCCTGTAAATGGGGCTTTTATTTTACACAGTACTTTTCCACTAGATTTTTTTATAGTTATATGACAATATATTGATATGATATGTTTAAAATGTTTTCACGACAAAACCCGCATAGTTAACTCTCGTCAAAATAAAAAATATCCGACAACATGGAGAAGACATGTGTGC